TTTTCGTGCTTGTCGTTTATTCAATAAGCTTTTTGGTAAAAAGTGGAGTTCTATAGAATATGGTGTATCTTGCGATGTTTATTATCGTGGTACACCAGATTATTTTCCAAATAAAACTCCTTATTATTCTTAATTTACATTCCTAAATTAATCGCTATATTGGATAAATATGGCGATAACTATTGATCAAATACACCAAACAAATGAGGCTACCTTATCCTCTATGGAAAAAAAGTTCTGTGAGGGTATAGCTAGTGGAAAAGGTAAGAGACAAGCGGCTGTTGACGCAGGATATTCAGAAACTTCTGCTCACGTACAAGCTGCACGCAACTTAAAGAAAGATAAAATTATCCAGTATATTGATAGATTGCGTGGTGATGCTAGGCGCTTGACTAGTGAATCTGTGTCAAAAGAGGTTGAAAGACTTGATAAAGTGTATGTTGATGCTTGTGGCAAGAAACAATATACAGCAGCAGTCAATGCGATAAGGCTTAAAGCACAACTCTTGGGCTTTCTTGTTGAGAAGAAGGAAGTGCAGCACTCAACACTAGACAGCATGAATGATGACGACCTGGCCAAGTATCTTGATCAAATCAAAACCGACCATAATCTAAACTAACAACATTCCGCAACCGTCCTTGATCACGGCTCTAGTTTGATCCATCTTGATCCTAGGTTCTAGGGTACAGTGCGGATCCATGCGGATCCCGATAATAAAAAAAATAAGTGAAAGAGCTTTTTCCCTAAAAACAGAAATATGATTAGTGAATAAATTTTTTCGTATCTTGATGATTAAAAATTCTTATTAATTAAATTAATATTAATTATTAAAAGAAAGTTAAATTATGATATTATATATGTTAAGAGGTTTTATAGGTTATTCAATGTTACTTATGTTATTCAATGTTCTCGTTTTGTTCCTATAGAAAAAAAGATCCTCAAAATGATTTTTTACTATTTACTTATGATAAAAAATAACTATTCTGTTCTTAATTCTATTTTATAGAAAAAAATTAATTTTTTCGGATAGAATTAAGAAAGTGAGAATATATGAAAATAATAGAAAAAAAAATCCCTCTAAGTTTTAGAGTTCACGAGAATAAAAAAGTTTTATTCAGACTAGCTAATCCTAAGAGAGAAAAATCAAAGTCATACGCTATTTATGAAAAAGCTAAATTTTCAGCTAATCTAAAATCAGCGTTTATCAATTCATATCGTAAAGTAGATATTGATTATGATACGACTTTCAATTCTAGATTTAAAAAAGCTAATATCATTATTGATATTCCTCAGTATCTAGATAAATCAAAAAAATCTCTTTATGAAAATTTACTTTCAGAGAATAAAATTTTTATCAAAGAAAATAAAGTTTCATCAGAGATTTTAGAAAATCAAAAATACTTTGAGAATTTAGTTTCAAAGTTATAATCTAAAATCCTAAAGAGCCGAGGGATAAAAAAAATCCCTCGGTTTTTTTTTACTTTTTTATTTCCTTAATTTTCCTATTTCAAAAATCGTATTAAGTTTAAACAGCAAAAATCATATAAAGTTTGCGGCTACATATAGTCTAAATACAGAGAAGGGTATAGACAAAGTGTAGAATGACTTATATGCGTATAAATTTCTATAGAAAAAAAATTTTTTTTAATATAATACTTTACAATGGCTTTTTTAAATAGTAGCGTTCCACCAATTTATTGTAAAATACGCAAGGAGTATTTATATGATTTACAAAAACATCATGGAGAAAGCGAAGACTGTGTTATCTTTGGTCTTACAAGTATACAGGGTCGTGGTATATTATTTAACATTATGTTGGAAAACGGTGCGTGCTTTTGGCGGTTGCCAATTGCTGCCTTCTTCTCTAAGAAGATGGAACGGAGCAAAGTGCCCGATATGCCAAACGACTTACTTGAGCTGTGGAATTGCTTTGATTATCATCATAGCGTTAATCATTTTTCTTTTCTTTTAGGACAACGAGCTAAATATTTTGGTAAAGATAAAAAACTTTATACAGGTGAGTATCTGTTTACTGTTGACTGGTGTCACCCTGACCCCAATTTACTTGATACAGATCATTCTGAAATTCCTCAGGAACATAAGTGCGCTCATATATTGGAGCTTGACAATGGTAATTTCGCTGCTCAACCTAATAACAGAATACTATGGAATGTTAATTCGTACACTACGAGAAACGAAATTCCCGACTACAAAGTCCAAACAAACGACTGGAATGTCGAAAACAAAGATTGGGTAACAGAAGATAGTGATAGATTTTTCTACGAAATACTAGAAAAGAAAATGGATAAGTAGTATAAATTTTCATTTAGGTGATGTCCGAGGATCAATTTCTTTGATTCGGGACAGGGAGAGATGGTGGGTACTTTTTTGTTTTTATGTTCTACCTATAAGTGTATAGGTAGAATATGAACATAACAATATTACTTCCTACAAGGAAAAGATTATCTTTATTAAAAAAATCAGTACAGTCTTTAATAGATACAGCGAGAGAGCCAAATAAATTACAATTTCTTTTTGGCGTAGATGAAGATGATATAGAAACTTTTAATTACTTAAAAGAATCAAAATATCCAAATCAATTAGCTTTACAGTTCAAACCTATTGGTTATGAAAATTTACATAAGTACAATAATACTTTGGCAGGTTATGCCTCTGGTAAATGGATAATGTTTTTTAATGACGATGCTATAATGAAAACTAAAAATTGGGATGATAAAATTATGGATTTTGAAGATGAGTTTTGTCTTTTGCGTTTTAAAGAACAAACTCAACATCCTTATAGTATCTTTCCTTGCTTTCCACAAAAATGGTATTATTTATTAGATCACATTAGTCTTCATGGACAAAATGATGCATGGCTCTCTGAGATAGCTTACATGCTAGATATAATGCGGGACGTTGACATCGAAGTTATACATGATAGAGCAGATATAACTGGTAACAATAATGACGAAACTTTTAGAGCTAGAAAATATAACGAAGGTAATCCTGATCAAAAAGGAGACCTACATCATATTGATATGGTAAAATTAAGATATAAAGATGCTTTAAAAATTAATTGGTTACTAGGGCTCATGGGTCAACCTAATGAATTTATTTTAAATAATCTTAAAAATAAATCAGATCCATTTATTTTACTTAAAAACAAATTTGATATATATAAAAAGGCTGGCGCCGTAGGTGCAGGAAAACAAAATGCAAGAGTTACAGATCAAAGAGAAATTAAAGTCAGCTATTCAAATTTACCAAAAGACTAGAGATAAACGAGCTGGCGAAGTTGTTACACATTTAACTAATTTACTTTCTACATATAAATCTAGAAAGAGTTTATTAAGTTATGCTAAACATATGTACCCGGGATATAAAGATCCTGCGCACATACAGCTAATTGCAAAAAATCTAGAGAAGCTTGAATCAGGTGAAATTAAAAGACTGGCAGTCTTTATGCCACCAAGACATGGAAAATCTATGTTATGCTCTGAATTTTTTCCTGCATGGTATCTAGGAAATAATCCAAATGAATTTGTAATTCAATCTACTTATGCTCAAGAGTTAGCAGATGACTTTGGTCGTAAAGTAAGAAACCAAGTTCAGGGAGAAGATTTTAATAAAGTTTTTCCTCAAGTTGCTTTAAGATCAGACAGTACATCAGCTAAACGATTTCATACCATACATGGAGGTACCTATTCTGCTGTTGGTGCAGGTGGAGCTATTACTGGTAGAGGTGCACATTTATTAATTATAGATGACCCTATTAAAGGTAGAGAAGATGCTGAGTCAGAAGTTCAAAGAAGAAATTTATTAGAGTGGTATAAGTCTGTAGCTTATACTAGATTACAACCAGGCGGTAAGATTATTGTAATTCAAACAAGATGGCACCAGGACGATTTAGCAGGATATATTTTAAATGAATCTGGAGAAGATTGGAAAGTTTTAGATTTACCAGCTATAGATGATAAAGGAAATGCTTTATGGCCAGAAGCTTACAGTAAAGAAGATTTAGAAAAAATTCAAAATACAGTAGGTGAACGTGTATGGCAAGCACTTTATCAACAACGTCCTAGTAACGAAGAAGGTAGTATC